TCCTCAAAAAGGTGGATAAGCCGATTCGTTTACAACTTCAATGGTTCGGTAATTGGCAAGGACTACAGGCTTTCCATCAAAAATCCATTCGTCACATTGTCCAGGCGTTACAAGGTAATCTTCTGGCGGCTTTTCTTTCCACTTTTTACAGGTCCCTGCTTCCATGTACTCACACTCGGTACAGTTACCTTGTGGCAGTTTGTTTAACTGTGCCAGCGATTCATTGACCTGCTTAAACAGCAGTTCTTTCTTCGCTTGCAGATTCATTAAATTCATAATGTTTTATCTCCCAGTATTTATCTTTTTTGATTGCGCCAATGCGCTTTGGCAATTTCAGAAAATCTGTGTGGTCTAGTGCTTCATCAATCGTGCTTGGCAAGTAGGACTGCTCACCGTTCCAGCGTTGCATCCACCAGTTAGCCGACATTCTTCTGGCGAAACCTTCGCTTTCCAGTGCCTTCCACTCCGTAAGGTCTTGCATGCCTGATATGTAAGTCACTTTTAGCGTAGGCGGCTTGTTCGGATCGCGGCTAAAGTGCTTGGTGTAAATCACGTCATTCACTGGAAACCAGATCACTTCCGGCGGTTGCACACCTGCAAGTGGTTTTGCAATGTTGGCTTGTATGCCATGTGACGGACCTGTATTAATCTCAAACACAGCACCGCAATCCGGACATTCTCGCGCCTGAATCTGGCAAGGGTTTCCGCAGTTATCACAGGTTTTTTGCGGCATGCCTTGTTCTTTATCTGCACGCGGCTTAGTCTTCTTGCGGCCTTTGATCAGGTTTACAGGGCCTAGCTCGCCAGTAGTCACGGTGTAATCCAGCCACAAGCAATCCAGTTTGTTTTCAGCTAGGCGCATGCCGCGTCCAGCAATCTGCACATAAAGCACTGGCGACTTGGTAGGGCGCAGCAATGCCACAAGGTCGGTCTGCGGTGCATCAAATCCGGTGGTTAGTGCAGCTACGTTGACAAGCGCCTGCAAGTCGCCAGTTTTGTAATTCTGCAAAGTTTGTGAACGCTGTTTGGTTGGCGTTTCACCTGTCACCATGTCGGCTTTAATTCCGAATGACAGCAGGGTAGCCAGTACCATTTCAGCGTGTTCAATGGTGACGCAAAACAGCAGCCATTTTTTGCGGTACTGTCCGCGCTTGATGATGTCCAATACAGCAGGCTTAACCACATCAATATCAGTGACGATCCTGTTTAACTCAGACACCACATAGTCACCTGCCTGTACCTTAACGCCTGTGGTGTCCACCAGTTGCGGTGTGGCTGTGTCCACAATTAAAGGTGACAGATGCCCACTTTCTAAAAGCTCGGTCATGGTGACGTTGGTAGCAATGCCGTGAAATAGTGGATCTTCGCCATGATGCAGCCATACGCCATTGCCACGGAACGGTGTGCCAGTGAAGCCGATCACGCATAAATGCGGATTGCCAAAACGCTGCAAGTCAGAAATAAACTTGCGGTACTGGCCTGTATTGGCTGAATTAATGTTGTGGCATTCGTCCACCAGCAGCATGTCGCAACGTCCCAAATCCTTTGCGTACTTGGCAATACTGCCGATGGTGGCAAAGATAATCTGGCTGTCCAAATCCTTGCGTCCAATGGACGCGCTACATACACCGGCTGGCGCTTCTGGCCAGATCATTAACAGCTTTTCAAGGTTTTGCAGGCACAGCTCACGACTGGCAACCGTCATCACGATTCGGGTTTGCGGATACTGCTCGATAGCACGTCGGCAAAGCTCGGCAATGACGACAGATTTTCCGGCACCTACGCACATATTGACGATCGGGTTTCCGGTCGGGTGTCTGTCCAGGTAATCGTACAGCTCATTCAGCGCACGTTCCTGATATGGTCTAAGTGTTAGCATGTGCTCATTCCGTTTTTTGTGTTCATGTATTGCGTTGTGCCGGACCGGTAAAACACGTTTTCATTTTCGTCAACGTGGGTATATTCCAAGTTAGGGAAAAGCATCGGGATATAGCGGTGGTTTTGACACACCATGCCCTTATCCTGTGGTACGCCATAGCCTTTCTTCTCGCAGTTCCATCCACCTTGTTCCAGTGGGGTGCTATGAATACAGGTACGGCAATTCTTTTCCGGCATCGGTTCAGGCAGGTCACTGGTGCCTTTGTAGCAGTAGGCTGAAAAGTCGCAGAACTTGCATAGATAAAAGCTCGCGTCTTTTCCAATCGGTAAAGGTGGTTCAGGATTGAAAATGATCTGTCCGGCACGTTCAATCCAGTGTTCGGCACATGTCTTGTCGTAATGGACACGTTCACCGTAAAGCTCGTCAGTGTCCTTGTTGCGTGCAAGGTAATAGCCGCGCGTCAGTTCAAGACCGTTCATGTAGACCTGCATCTGGGCATAGTGTTCCGGCTTGGTTTTCTCCACACCGTCGGCCTTCAGCTTTGCAAAAGACTTGGCGTTATGGGTTTTAAATTCCAGCAGATGCCACGTTTTCGGCGCTGCATGAATACCAAGTGCCGCACCATCTGCATGCCCTCGAAAGTGTCCGCCATGAAACTGCACGGCCCACTGTTCGCCGGTCGATGGATCAACATCCAGAACTTCAATGCCAGTGGCGCGAAGGTCAGAAATCAGACGCGGTTCTTCAAGGTGTCCGGTATTGAACAGGCGCAACATGCGCCCATCAAAACTAGGACGTTTCACCCATCGGAACATGAACCACAATTCACGATTGCATGGGCGACCTATGCTGGACGCTCCCAGGTAAGTGCGGTGACTACTTGGGTTTTTCGCCTTGATCGCTGCATAAATTGCTGCAACGGTTGGCTCATCCTGAAACATTGATAAATCGCCCATGACCATTAACCTTTACGCGCCCAAGGTGCAGCAGATGAAGCCGGTGCTGCTTTAGGTGCCGCAGCAGGTGCAGCGCGTTGTGGTGCAGTGCCGCCGGCAATTGCTGAATAAGCCTTGATGTTGTTTTGCGGATCGTACTGGCCGGTTTTGTCTTCACGAATACCGACACGAATCGCCATAGGACGGTTGTGCAGTTCGCTTGAATCGCCCACATGGGTTAAGCCAATCGCGTTACAGATACGTGCAAGCTGTTGCTTGGCAATGCGTACTGTGTCCTGGTTGTCATGCCACAAATTCAGGTTTTCAAAAATCAGGCGGCCTGAGTAATCGCCATCCACGATTTCAAAGGTCACAGATAGACGACGGCCACCATTGCGGTTTTCCTTGATCTCAGAATTAATGATCTGAGCAACATAGTTACCAGCAGGAATCGGCGCAAAGCTGTCTTGGCCAAGGTCTTCTTGAGTGAAGCTGAAGTTAAGTGAGTTCATGTGTCATTACTCCGGTTGAGTTTTTGTGTTTAAGATTTTTGCTGCAATATGCTCAAGACTTGGTTGCTCAAACATATCGAGCGCACCACTACGGTCCTTTGCGATGTAGTTGTAGTCCGGCTGTGTCTGTAACATGCGTTCCAGTTCGCCTGACTCGTTTTTTTCAACACGAAGCACGAAGACTTCATCGAAGAAATAGGGAAGTGCCTGACCGACTTTTGCACCAGGAGCAGACGGCTGATACAGCATGCGTCCGGTGTCTTCATCCTTTTGCTTTTCCATCTTGGCCGACATATAGACGTTCTTTGGCAAATCGCGGAACGCACGGATCAGGTCTTGCATCTGTTCTGACAAGGTGCCGTAGGCTTGGCGTGGGTCCTTTGATTCTTTTTTTGCCTTGTTTAAAATCACTTCGGCAATTTCTGAAATGGAATCCAAGCAAATCCAGTCGAACTGTTGGGCTTCCGGATTGCTCGCCACGTATTCGTAGACTTCCATCAGGTCCTCATAGCTGGACACTTCTGCAACCGTTAAGTCGGTATCACGCAATGAAAGCAATCCGGCTTCAGCACTGATAATCAGTGGATTGCCACCAGTGGTTGCAGACAGAACGGTTTTACCTGCGCCAGCCTGACCGTAAACCATGACTTTTACGCCATTGTTTTGTGCCGCCTGGCGTGTGGTGGTGAGCTTAATTGCCATCTTTGATTTCCTCGATGCTGATGGATGCTTTCGCCGGTTTGGTGGTGATGTAGCGATTCAACTCTGGAATCAGGTCATCACGCATGCTGCAAAGTGCGCGGTAGTTTTTGGTGTCCAGCTTGGCTTCCCATTTGAAGCACTTGCGGACTTCTTCCGGCATCACTTCCCATACATTCTGAACAGCGTCAGAATCGACCGACCGTGTGAGCTTTC